GCTAGTAGGTGGTACAGACGACGACAGTAATGTTCGTGGTCGTATTGCAGCTGTTGGTATGATCCTTGCTCTTGACTATGAAGGTCTGATGGAAAGTTTAAGGGGAGATAGATGAGTAATACTACAGGGATAACACCCTTATTAAATCGAGTACTGATTAAGCCAATGATTGTAGTTAATCAAACAGCAAGCGGTATCATAGTCTCTACAGAGGGTATGAGTGAACGTGAGCAGTTAGGTAATACAACTGGTGAGGTCGTAGCTGTTGGTCCAGAAGCCTTTAGTGGCTATGCTGAGTGTCCTGTTAAACAGGGTGACAAAGTAATCATGGCTAAGTATGCAGGTTTAATGTACGTCGGTAAAGACGGCGCTAAGTATAGAATGATTAACGATGATGACTTGACTGGTATCTTAGATCCAGACATGGACTTAGTTGATCCACATTTAAGTAAGGGAATAAGATGAGTGATGATGTAATTGACAATCAACAAGAGCCTAGCAACGTTGAACCACAACAGACTTCCAACATACCTGACTATGCTGCTGAAGCTGGCGCACAGGGTTGGGTTGCAAAAGAAGACTATCGTGGTAATGAATCTGATTGGGTAGATGCTGAAACCTTTGTCCGCCGTGGCAAAGAGATTATGCCTATCCTTAGGAAGAACAACGAGAAGCTGCTCAAGGAACTTAAAGAGGCACGTAGCATTGCTGAAGAAGCAAGATCTACTGCACGTGAGTTCCAGAAGTTCCAAAAGGAACAGTATGAACGTAAGGCAAAAGAACTGGAAGGTCAGTTAGTTCAATTGAAACAAGCAAAGCGGGATGCAGTCTCCAGTGGAGATGGCGATCGTGTTGTTGAGATTGATGATGCCATGGACTTGATTAAACAGGATGTAGTTGAGGCCCGTGCCGAAGCTACTCGTGAACCAATACCAGCAGTACAGTCACCACCACAGCCAGATGAGAATCTACAAGCGTGGTTAGATCGTAATGATTGGTTTGGTCAAGACAAACGAATTACAGACATCACAAATACAATTGGTAAGTCTATTACCGAAGAGTTCCCTACCCTTAAAGGTAAGGCATTCCTAGACAAGTTAGATGAAGAATTAGCTACCACGTTCCCAGAACGCTTTGGTAAAAAGAAACGATCTAATCCTATGGATGGATCTGCTGCTACGACAACCTCCGGTCGCCCTAGCTCTGCTAAGAAATCATACGAGAACCTACCTACAGAAGCTAAGGCCGCTTGCGACCGCTTTCTTAAGCAGGGTTTAATTAAGAGTAAAGAAGCCTATGTCGCTGAATACGACTGGTCAGAATAAACAAGAGAGAAAGACAATCATGGCAACAGATAAAAAACTAGCAGTCGGTGAGTTTATTAATCCAAATACAACCACTGTTAAGGAACAACAAGAAGAAGTCAAGACACCCACTGTGTCTAATGAGAAACCGGTACGTCGCAATCGTGGGGCGTTTAACGGGACACGTGGTAAGTTGCAAGTAGGAAATCTTATTACAGGATATCACTTGTACTTCTTTAATGATGAGCCGGGTCGCATTCAAGCGGCTCTTGACGCTGGCTGGGAATTTGTCTCTCCCTCAGAGGTAGGATATGCTGCATCGAACGTTACAAATACAAACGTCGATCTTGGAGATAGAGTAAGTGTTATTGGTAGTAAGAATGATATGGGTCAACCAGTCAAACAGATCTTGTTAAAGATCAAAGAAGAATGGTGGGACGAAGATCAAGCTGATATCCAATCACGCAATGACAAAACAGATGCTTCCATTCGTAGAGGTAAAGGTGGTTCAGGAGTTGATACCACTGGATTCTATAATGCAGGCATTAAATATTAATACTAATCTTATTGAAAGACTTTAAATGGCAAATACAAACGCCCCTCGTGGTCTAAGTCCAATCGGTAGCATTACCGGTGCGGCTTGGAACCAACAAGGCCAGACTTTCGCTATCGCTAACGATGCTTCTAACAGCTACGCCATTGGCGATGTTGTAAAGCTTGCTGGTGGTTCCGACACGAACGGCACTGCATACGTAACTAAAGCTGCTACTACTGATATCCCTGTTGGCGTTATCGTTGGTTTCCGTGTAGCTAATTACGGTGTATCACTCCAAGGTACAACCCTTGCTTTGAACCAAATCTACTATCCAGTAAGTTCTGGTTTACAATATGCTGTTGTAGTAACAGATCCTAACATCATCTTTGAAATTGAAACTGATGCTACTGGTGCTTCAGCTGCTAACGTAGGTTCTAATGCACCTATGTCTATTACAGCTAACCAAACCACTTTGTCACAATCTAGCCCACTATCAAGCACTGTCTTGAATAGCTCTGGTATTATTGCTCAGGGTACAACTGGTTCTTTGGCATTGCCTCTGACTATCATTGGCGTATCGCAACGTCCTGATAACGCAGTTGGTGCATATGATAACTTGAACGTTATCTTTAATCGTCACCAATACAAGCAAGCCCAAGGCACAGCTTAATAACTAAAGGAATAAAAACATGGCAGGCGTAATTACAACCGGTACCCATCCTAAGGCCCTATGGCCTGGTATTAAAGCTTGGTGGGGACAAGTATACGAAGAGCATCCAGAAGAATTCTCTGCACTCTTTGATAAAGAATCATCACATCAAAACTACGAAGAAGATGTCCAGTTAACTGGCTTTGGACTCGTTCCACAAAAAGCTGAAGGCGCTGGTACTACCTACGATTCAGAGATTCAAGGTTTCACAACCCGCTACACACACATTGCATATGCTCTTGGTTACATCGTAACTAAAGAAGAGTTGGATGACAATTTGTATGAGCAAGTCTCTAAGAAGCGTTCTGGTGCATTAGCAATGTCTTTCCGTCAAACGAAAGAAAACGTTGCTGCTAACATTTACAACCGTGCATTTACTACAGGTACCAACCTACAGTATGCTGGTGGTGATGGCGTAGCTCTTTGCTCCACAGCACATCCTAATACTTCTGGCGGTACATTCGCTAACAAGTTAACAGTTGATGCTGACCTCTCCGAAGCTTCTTTGGAAGATGCAACAATCGCTTTGATGGGCTTCCAGGATGACCGTGGCCTCTTGATCAATGTAATGCCTAAATCATTACACATTGCTCGTCAAGAGATCTACAATGCTGGACGTATCCTTAAATCAACTAACCAACCTACCAACGGCAACAACGATTTAAACATCTTGCGTGCTAACAATGTATTCCCAGGTGGTGCAGTTGTTAACCATTACTTCACATCTCCTCATGCTTGGTTCATCCGTACTAACGTACGTGATGGTATGAAGTATTATGAGCGTGTTGGTGTACAGTTCGATCAAGATAATGATTTCGATACCATGAATGCTAAGGCAAAAGGTTACGAGCGTTATTCATTCGGCTGGACCGATCCACGTGCTATCTTCGGCTCTAACGGCCCTTGATTTTAACTGATTAAGATGAGGGGGTCAAAAGCCCCCTCTTCTAGTTTCACCCCACAATATTAATTAAAAGGATTTATAATGGCCTCTTTATTTCGTGATACAAAACAAGGACTAGTTAAAACTGTTCAAGTTGATTCTACAATGTCTGGTTACACAGAGATTGCTAAGATTCCTAAAAATTCCCGCATCCTTGGTTTCATTGTCAATGGTGCACCAATTGCTTCCGCAACGTTATCGTTGGGTAGCACAGCTACTGCTACAGAATATGTTAACGCATATAGCTTAGCAAGTGGTTATGCAAACTTTGTTAATGATGTAGATAGCACTGCCCTCGGCACTGTAACAACTACTGACTCTTCTGTATACGCTATTGTTAGCGCAACTTCAGGTGTTTGGCAAGTTTCTATTCTATTCTCAGCAACTTACTAATTAGGAGGTTAACATGGCTAACGTCGTTAACACTCAAATTATTATGGATGGCAATCGAAATGCCGTCGTTAAAGTTACTGGAGTATTAGATACATCTAACGTAGCTGCTTCTGGCACATTAGGCACTGCTTCATCTGGTGCTACTACTATTAACTCTAAAGTTATTACATTCACTGCTGGTGGTTTAACACCAACTGTTGGTCAGGGTGTTACAGGTACTGGTATACCTGCGAATGCTTATGTTGCTGTTGTAAACAGTACAACACAAGTAACAATGAACGTAGCTGCTACTGCAACTGGTAGTTCATTAACTTTCTCATTAGTAGCTGGTAGTATTATTATTGTTGATCCAATTAACTATGCTTTGCTTCCTACAGGATTTAGAATTGATCATCTTGATTATTCTATTTCTGATCCACTAGAAGTTAGATTGCTTTGGGATGGTAGTACTCAAGTAGATATTATCCCTGTAGCTGGTCGAGGTAAGATGAGCTTCTGGAACTTTGGTGGTTTACAAAACAATGCACCTAGTCCTACAGGTCGTATTGCTTTAACAACTACTGGATATAATACTACATTAGGAACAACACCTTTGGTGTTCTCCGTAGTACTTGAACTGGTTAAACAAGGCGTTCAGTAATGCAGGTTGCAAATAGCAACGCTAAAGAACTACAACTGTCAGCTCGAGTTATTCGGGCTGATGGTACTGTAGTTGAATTAGGCGTAATAGATTATTGGCACAAGAATCCTATTAAACGACTTCTTTGGAGAATTAAGAAATGGCTACACTATTAGTCAACACAGGTAAAGCTATTGTTACTAGCCGCTTAAACAGCGGTGGTACTATCCCTCAGTATGTTGCTTGGGGAACTGGTGCAGGTACGACTGGCGCTACAGATACAACGTTGTTTACAGAGGTAACACCACGTGTTAGTGGAACCACCTCTCAAGTTACAACATCCACAACAAACGACACATTCCAAGTTGTAGGTACACAGACTGCTGGTACAAGTGAGACAATCACTAATGCTGGTTTGTTTGATGCTTCTACGTCTGGTAACTTATTTATTAAAGGTGACTTTACAGGCATTCCATTGAATACTAGCGATTCAATTCAGTTTACTTTTAAAGTACAATTTAGTTAATGTTAATAAATGGTTCTAGTATAGATAGAGTAGCAATTGATGCAAGCGATAACATTACGTTAACGCCTACATTGATAGTTACTTCTACTAGCACTAGCATTATAACTAAAGTATTAGCGTTACTAAGAACTCTTTTATATGTTGTTACTTCAACATTAAGTATTACAAAAGCAATTACAAGAACATTAAATCTTATTTCTACATCTGTAGCTACATTGGTTAAACTACCAATTAAGCTTTTAGCTGTAACAGTTAATAGCCTTGTTACTATTGTAAAGGCAATAAGTAAGATTATGGCTAATGTTGTTGAGCACATTATTGTGGTGCTTAGCGATATAGCAATACACTTAGTAGCTTTATCAAGAACAGTAGTGAGCTCAATAACCATTGGTAGGGCAATTAGCCGTACCTACTCAACTCTGATTACTTCAACAGCTAGTCTGTTTAAGTTAATACCTAAGACATTATCTGTAGCAGTAAGTAACTTAGTTACTGTCCTTAAACAAATAGGTAAAAGAGTTATAACTAGTATTTCAAGTACAGTTGTTATTGTTTTACATTTTTTCTTTTACAAGACTTTACAAACTGTAGTTAGCTCTACGACTAGTCTAACTAAAGCAATGTTAAAACTGTTAAGTGTTGTTTCTACACACACTGCAACTCTTTCTCGATTAATAGAAAAGTTATTGTCTGTAGTTAATCATATAACAGTTAAACTATCTCCAGCATTTGTCCAGAAGTTTGG